ACAGACGCTACTGGTTTAGGTTTTGGTGCTGGTGCCAATGGTGGTTCGGGTTCGAACGCATACTCATCTTGGGCAACTGCAACAGGCACTGGCGTTAGCGGCTACTATGCAGGCGGTGGTGGCGGTCCAGGTTACAGTAGTAGCAACCCACTGGGTTCAGGTGGCGCAGGTGGCGGTGGCGCTGGCGCTGGAGACGGAACTGCGGGTTCGGGAACACAATATACAGGCTCAGGCGGCGGCGGCGGGTTTTTGGGTGCGTCTAGCAATGGTGGAAGTGGCGGTTCAGGGATTATTATTTTACGCACATCAGGAACTTACACCGCAAGCGCAACAACAGGATCTCCGACTCGCACAGTATCAGGCGGTTACACTTATTACGTTTGGACAGGGAATGGGAGTATTACAACATAATGGCACACTTTGCGAAACTAGACGAAAACAACATAGTTCTTGAAGTCAATGTGGTTGCTAATGCCGCATTAGACAGCAATAACGAAGAAGCAAGCGGTACAGCATTTCTTACAGAGTGGTCAGGTGGCTATTCCAATTGGAAGCAGACTTCATACAACAAAACTTTTAGAAAGAACTACGCAGGACTTGGCTATACATATGACGAAGCGCGTGACGCCTTTATTCCGCCAAAACCTTTTGAGTCTTGGACGCTCGACGAAAAGTCTTGCACTTGGCAGGCACCAACTCCGTACCCAACAGACGGCTTGATGTATCAGTGGGTTGAGGACGACCTCAACTGGCAAGCGATCACTTTCGAATGAACAAGGTCGGGGGGACCAATGAGATTTCACGTTGTAGCACTGCCACACACAAACACAACTAAAAACTTTACAAGCTGCGCATTCACTGAAAAGGTAAGGCGCTTCTGCATCATGATGACAGATCTCGGACATGAGGTCATTCTCTACGCTGGCGAAGAAAACGAAGCGCCAGTGACAGAATTGGTCACTTGTATCAACGAGAAGCAACGAGCTGCAGCGACAGCTGGCGGCCACTACACGACGGCCTCGTTTGACACAACGTTGCCACACTGGCAGATCTTCAATGCGAATGTCATGCGCGAGATGACCACAAGGCTGCGACCAAAAGACTTTATCTGCCTAATCGGCGGTTACGCACACAAGCCAATCGCTGACGCTTTCCCCGAGCACATGTCAGTCGAGTTCGGCATTGGATACGGCGGCACATTTGCAAAATACCGTGTTTTTGAGTCTTATGCGTGGATGCACTCAATCTACGCAGCTTACAAAAACCCAACCACAGTTGACGGTCTTTTTTTTGACGCGGTTATTAACGGCTACCTTGAGCCTAGCATGTTTCCAGCTGGCAATGGCGACGGCGACTACTACTTTTTTATTGGCAGGCTAATCGAGCGAAAAGGCTACAATATCGCACAAGAAGTCTGCGAGCGCCTCGGCAAGAGGCTTATCATCGCAGGCCCAGGCCAACCAAATGGCGGGTATGGCGAGTTTGTAGGCAACGTCGGCCCTGAAAAGCGGGCAGAGCTTATGGGCGGCGCGATTGCGTTGTTCGCACCCACCACCTACATTGAGCCATTCGGCAATATTGTGGTTGAAGCTCAGACTTGCGGCACTCCAACCATCACGACCGACTGGGGCGCTTTTACTGAGATCAACGTCAACGGTGTGACAGGCTTCAGGTGTCGCACACTGGCTGACTTTATAAAAGCGGCAGAGGACGTTAAATCTTTAAACCGCAAAGAGATCAGAAAGCAAGCAATCGAAAAATACTCGCTCGAAGCGATAGCACCACGTTACCAAGACTACTTTGAGCGGCTGTTGACCCTTTGGGACGACGGCTGGTATCAACTAAGCACAGAAAAGGCTGGCAAATGAGCTTATCGAAAAGACTGCGAGCAGCAGGCGAGCAACGCGCTCAGAACATGTTCATGGAGCCGCTTATCCCATCACGACCAGCTTATGCGACCCCAGCTGGTGTTGATGTTAATGCCGAGTCTGCGATTCGCATGTCCACCGTTTACGCTTGTGTTCGCCTTTTGGGCGACACCATCTCATCTTTGCCGCTTGGCGCTTACGTTCGCCGCGGCCGCAACCGAATCCCGTACGCCGCAGTCTATGGCGAGCAACCAGCTTGGGTGAACAAGCCAAACCCAGACTGCACCCGCTTGGATTTCTACGAGCAAGTGATCTCGTCTTTAAACTTACACGGCAACGCCTTTATCATCACAGTGCGCGACGACCTTGGCGACGTTGTTGAACTCTACGCTGTAAACCCATTGAATGTCCGCATTCGACGCCCTGACCCAAATGCAGAAGTCATTTACGAAGTAACTATCGGCATTCAACCAGGCGGCGTGGTATACGAGGACATGCAGTCTGTGACACAAGAAGTCAAGACCATGGTCCTGACCAAGCGCGAAATGCTTCATATTCCGATGTTTAAACTCCCAGGCCAGCTTTTAGGCCTTGGCCCAATCGGCGCGGCTCGCATTACTTTGGGCTCTGCGATGGCAGCCGAGGTTTACGCAGCTAGCTACTTTGGCAACGCTGCCAACCCTGGCGGCGTCATTGAAGCCCCGACCGAATTGACCGAGGAACAGATCTCGGACATCGCTCGCAACTGGAACTTATCACATTCGGGCCCTTACCGCGCTGGCAAGCTCGGTGTTCTGACTGGTGGCGCTTCATTCAAGCCGCTGACACTTAACGCCGCCGACGCACAACTCCTTGAAGTACGTAGGTTCGGCGTTGAAGAGATTGCGCGAATATTCCGCGTTCCGATCTCACTCCTTGGCCACCCAGTGGCTGGAGCCATGAGCTTTGCATCAGTTGAAGCTCAGAACCTGTCTTTCGTGCAACACTCACTGCGCCCGCTTCTCGAGCGTTTAGAGCAAGCACTTTCACCACTTTTGCCCGAGCCTGATGGTTTCATCAAGTTCAACCTTGACGCGCTACTTCGCGGCACCACACTCGAGCGCTACGAGGCTTACACCAAAGGACTTAACGAGGGCTTCTTGTCACTCAATGACGTTAGAGCCGTTGAAGACCTGAGCCCATTGGGCGAAGCTGGAGATCAGTACCGAGTTCCATTGCAAAACATTGACGCATCTGATGCAAAAGACGTCGGTCTGAAGTTGCGCACCGAAATCGCTACCAACCTGATTCAAGTCGGCTTCGAACCGAAGTCAGTGCTTGAAGCAGTCGGTTTGCCGCCCATGGACCACACAGGCATTCCAACAGGCCAACTTCAGCAAGTCTCAACTCTCGACCCCGAGGACCCACTTGCAGTTTATGAGGTCGAATAGTGCCATATTACATTTCGGACCAGCAGAGCGACTGCTCGGGCTGGGCAACTGTAAAACAAGAAGCAGACGGCAGTTACACCACAGTGGGCTGCCATGACAACAAACAAGACGCGATTGACCAAATGGTCGCCACCTCGATCTCCGAAAGCATAGAGCCTGGGGGCGAAGTTGGCCAACGAACAACCGTCGGGGACGATAGGAGCAAGATGAAGAAGATCGAACGTCGTACCTACACAGTACGAAACGTGGTGACACGAACAGAGGACGACGGCAAAATGCGCCTGTCGGGCTATGCTGCTGTTTTTAATAACGCCAGCGTACCGCTTCCGTTCATCGAGTACATCGCGCCTGGTGCTTTCCGCAAGACGCTTAGCGAGACTCCTGACGTGCGCCTTTTAATCAACCACGAAGGTCTGCCGCTGGCACGCACCAAAAATGGCACCCTTACTTTAACCGAGGACGAGGTCGGCTTGCGATTCGACGCAGAACTGCCTGACACAAGCGAGGCTCGAGACCTCTACACACTTATTGAGCGGGGCGACGTCGATCAGATGAGCTTCGCATTTCGCGTGATAAGGCAGAAGTTTAACAAAGACCGCAGCGAGCGCACACTGACTGAAGTGTCACTGGCTGACGGAGACGTCAGTGTTGTTACCTACCCAGCTTATCCAACGACAACGGTCGAGGCGCGTGAGCATTTGGCTCGGGCGATTCAAGCCGTCAAAGAAGGCCGCGAGATTTCAGGCGAATCACTCGTCGTCTTGCAGAGCGTCTTTGAGAAGATGTCTGAAGGCCATGAGTACGTCATGGAAGCTGTCGAAATGATGGCCGCACTGATGGGTGCCCAAGAGGAGCCAGTTGAAGACGAGGCCGCAGTCCATGAGGACGAGGACGAACTCGAGGACATCATGGAGACCGAAGCCGCGACACCGCGCTCGATCTCACTTCGTCTTGCAAAAGCCCTAGTCAACAGCACAAAATAAGATTCTGCTGGCAAATCGCTAGCAGATACCGAAGTCGGAGCGAGACTCACACCCTAAAAGCGCCGTGAGCTCAATCGCCACCACCTCGATTTCAAACTCATAAGGAGCAGAATACAATGTCATACCTTGACAAAGTAGTCGAGCGCCGTGATGCAGTTAAGGCAGAAATGGACGCAGTTCTTGAAGCAGTTGCTGAAGAGAACCGCACCGACCTTACTGCAGAGGAGACCGAGAAGGTTGACGCTCTCGTTGAAGAGTCACGTTCACTCGATACAAAGATCGAAAAGCTGAAGGCACAAGCCGACGCTGATGCAAAGGCCTCAGAGGCCCGCGCTTCAGTTGCAGCAGTTGCAACTCCAGCATCTACAAGCATCAAGGTCGTGTCAGA